AATCTTACATATATGTACGTGTCTGGGACCCCTTTGTCAAGTTTAGGGTGGGCCCTCCCTAGTTCTCAAGCCAAAACACAAGATGTAGTGGTACCTCTATTGGTACACACTATGCAAAATGTGCAATGCAGTTTTTGCATACCCTTATGGGATTTTATGGGTCAGGGGATTTCTGCATCTCACCCCCTGACCCAAGATGACAAACATCAGAAAGGAATATCCTCGCTTTCTGAATTCTGTTTCACTTCATCTTTTAATACTAAAGGTTTTTCTTCTGGTTCCTTTGACCATAAGTCTTTAGTATTACATAAATGAAATGTAATGTCCTTGTTGTCGTTTAGGGTTTCCAAAGCAACTAATTTTTCAAATGCCTTGTCCCTTGTTAAGTCAGAAAATTTAACTGACCAAACATCTTTAATTCCATAACTATATTTATGGAGTTCAAGTATTAAATATTTTACATCACTCATAATCTAATACTCCAACTATCTGACGCAGTTCTATATCCATCTGCGTCTATATCAAAATAAGTCATTAACATTCTGCCTGACTTACTTATCCAATATCTGCATTTGTCTGTCCACAATGCATTTCTTGTTATTGTTTTCTTATCACTTGCTGAATAGTAAGTAATAATGAAAGGTTTATTGTTTATCATTGTTTCTCATCTTTCTACAACTTTATGTTGTGGGATATTAATAGCATATCCCACAACTCGTTTCAACAACTTAATTCAAGTTATTAGAATTATTTTGTTGTTGTTGCATATATGCAACACGTTCAGCTATCTTTTGTTCTCTAGTTTTTTCGGTGTTTTTCATTCCCTTAATTCTTTCAGCAAGATTTTTAGGATTATAAATTACCAAGCCACTAGAGTTTGTTCTGATTATTTCGTGGTCTTTAATAGCAAGTCCAAGTTCATTTGCTAACTCAACACCCTCGTCTAACCACTTATAACCTTTTAATCCAAGTTTGATTTCTTTCATTTGTTTTAAAATGCTTTCAATCCACTTGTAGTGTGACATTACAAATTGTCCTTTTTGTTGTTTCCAAGTTATTAAAAACTTAAACTCATCCTCAGAACAAGCAATAGATCTATCACGACAATAATCACGACCAATTAAGTCAAGCTGATATTTTTCATTCCACTCTTTACCATATTTGCTTTCAGTATCAATAGAACCATTTAATCTAAAATCAAAATGCTTTTCTATCGGTACATTTTCTTCAATTACAACATTGTTATTGTAATCAGTTTTTTCTTTTGTTCCAAGATAGTGAAAATGGAAACAACTATCTTTTGCAATCGTTGAAACATTTTCAAACTTGTTTTGTAGATAGTATGCTTTTGCAACATCATCATCAGTATAATGACGTCTAACTATTTTTTCAGCAACACTCCAAGCCATATCATTAATATCAACTTGTTGCGCTTTTAGTTTTTCATACTTTCTTTTTTCCTGAGTATCCTCTTGCTCTAAATGTACTCTCATTCTATTAGCAAGTTTATTTCGGTACTCGTTGTTTAGTCTTATTCTAGCCATTTGTCCTCGCTTTCTTTATGTTATTGGTTAATGACATAAAAAAATTTATAAACTATATTGACAAAAAGTCAATGGGATATTATATTATTTTCTTACATTGTATAAAAACAAGTAAGCAATTAACAACTTTGGGTTGAGAGGTAGTTCTAGTGTAGAACACTCAACCCAAGTAGAAAGGACAGATATGGCATTAAAATATTGCCAAAATCATAAGTGTCATACTTATGACACAAAGGACAGAAAACGAGGTTCCAAAGGAAACCGAGTTAATCAAACAAGAAGAAGAAGTGATTTCTACTATGGTGGTGGAAACTTTTGCTCATTGAATTGTTATAATGATTGGGCTGATCATTTTATAGAAAGAGCGATTGACCAAGTATCTGGTAGAATTACTGAACCATATACCCTAACAGAAGAAAATGCGTGGAATAAAAGACGACATTGGCATTGGAATTCATCTGGTAATACGAGTTATCGTTATCTATGGCATAATATGGTTAGTGGTCAACAGATTGAGATTTCTGAACAAGATTTTAAAACTCAAACTGAACCACCTCTATAGTTTCATCTGTCCTTGATGAACAACTCTGGGTTGTGGGCTAGCGAGGGGCTAGGACAACCCAGGGTTGAAAATTTTTTTGTTTTTTTTTGGGTGGGCCCGCCCGTATTCTGTAAGGGCACAAGGGTGGGCCCGCCCATAGTTTACAAGCTTCAAGCTGTCAAGAAAATTATTTTTATTTTTATGTTGAATTAATTTTAGATCTGGGATATTCTGGGTTATTAACGAAAGGAGTAAAAATGGGACTAGACCAATACGCTGGACTACGTGACAGTAAAGGTGAAGTTCACGATAAGTTTTATTGGCGAAAACATGCGCGCTTACAGGTGTTCATGTCGAAGCAATATAACAAGCAACATAATTGGACTAAAAGAAATGGTTCAACTGATCAACATAATACTCACGACGATTTGCAACATCTGGGGTTTAATGGTGGGCAAGGTGGAGTGACTATTACGGAAGATCTAATCAAGGATCTGGAAGAGGCGATCAAGAATGGTTATTACGATCATTTTGCCTCTGATGGTTTTTTCTGGGGTCAACAATTTCAGGAAGAGCAGGTCAAAGAATACAAAGCCCAAGACGAAGATTTTTTAAAATGGGCTAAAGAGCAGGTTAAGGCTGGTAGATCTATCGGCTACGATTGTTCTTGGTAAAAAATTTCAGGGCTCGTAAGGGCCCTGACTATATCCAGATCTCAAGCAGTCGATAGGCTGTTAAGCCCTGGTCGACCGGTAAACAATTGCCGCTGGGCTTCAATCTTGAGATCTGGGCCACAAGCCACAAGCCGCAAGCTTGACAGGTTCCAAGCTCTGGGATATTATAAGATTTAGAAAGGAAAATTATGTTAAAAAAAGAAGCAAGACTCATAACAGGTGGACTAAGCAAACCGAGCAAGATGCCAGGACCAGCGCACAACCTGCCCGCTGCTGCATGCAAGACAGGGGCCAAGCTGGTCAAGATACCAGGCTCAGTGTGCGCCGGCTGTTACGCTCTGAAGGGGCGCTATAGATTTAAGAATGTACAAGCTGCCCTGAATCGAAGGCTGCAAGCGCTTGAAGACCCACGATGGGTCGAAGCCATGACGGTGTTGATCACAGGTGAGGCCTGGTTCAGATGGCATGACTCCGGAGATATACAGAGTCTCAAGCATCTAGAGAATATATTCGAAGTGTGCAAGCGTACAAGCTCAACGCAGCATTGGATGCCAACCCGTGAAGCACAATTTTTAAAAGATATTGACCCGGCCACAGTTCCGCCTAACTTAATCATTAGAATGAGTTCACACATGATCAACCAGGGACCAGTTAAGCAGTGGCCATGGACAAGCACAGTCACCAGCAGCACTGGCAGGACGTGCCCGGCCCCTGAACAAAACAACGAATGCGGCAGCTGTCGCGCGTGCTGGGACAGGTCCATACCTAACGTGTGTTACGGTAAACATTAAATATGACATGGCATCACCCAAAATATTATGCAGAGCTCAGGAAGCAGGGTCGCAAGCTTACAAGCTCTCAAGCAAGAGTCGGCAAGCAGCCCAGCCGGAGGCCAAGGGTTCAAGCTTCAAGCCAAAATTCTCAAGCTCAAGGATCCCCGAACCAGGGTACAAGCGATAGTTCCCAAGCTTAGGGTCACAAGCAACAAGCACATAGGTATTCTTTGGATGTTTCACGTGGAATGAAACTTGGTGCGGGGATAGTTGGACTTTGTTGGACTTAGTCCGCTTTAATTCCAGTGTGAAAAAGTTGCTGTTACGAGAGTAAGCCAATAGATCAGGAGTCCCAAGTAAGACCCTGTTTTCAAGTCTAATCCACGATATTGTCTTAATTTCTCTCTTAAGTTTTTTATATAAATCACGTTCTAATCCTATAGTTTTTTTCGGCATTATTCAGTCCAACACCATTACAAAACTTTAATAGGCTCACCCATGATTTCTGTAGGTTTTTGACAAGATAAAACCAGTCTATGAGTGTCTTTACTACCAATTATTTTATTTTCAAGAAGTTTTATTCCAATGATGTCATAAAATTCTCCGTTGGGTAATTGCACTTGTATCCTAGCGTTCTTGGTAACTTCAGCTATCATAAACTTATCTAACGCTTGTCTGAATGTCTTTCCGTCTATCATATTTCTATATTGATATATACAAATTATGGGATATATTACAAGTATTATGTCTGTACCAAAAAGATTGACAGCTCAACAAGAAAAGTTTGTAATGTTCCTAGTATATGGCCATGAAGGCATGCCATGCAGCCAAACAGAGGCAGCTAGACTAGCAGGATATGCAGACCCAAGGCATTATGCTAGTAGACTCATGAATGTAGATGAGTATCCGCTGGTGGTAGCATTGCATGATGAGCTAAAGAATGAGTTGCACTCAAAGTATGAACAGGACCTACCTGGGCAGAAAGCTACACTTGGACAGATAAGAGATGAGGCCAAACAAAAAGGTAAATACTCTGATGCAATCAGAGCTCATGAATTAATTATGAAAGCTGACGGTAGATTCGTTGAGAGAAGACTCAATATGAATGCTAAACTATCTCCAGAAGAAGCTAAAAGCAAAAACGATAGACTAATGAACATAGTCAAGAATCGTATGATAATTAAAAAGATTAAATCTTAATCTTCTCCATCTTCAATATACACCCTCTAGGAAATATATTACGGTCTGAGAATAACTCGTCGCCTTCTTCGTATGATGCAAATGTTCTTATGTATTTTTTATCTTTGCTAAACAAGTAAGCTTGTGTCACCATAATACTAGGTTTAAACTTCATGAAGTCCTCAGCTGTGCTATGCCCGGAATCACCCGTGATGTCGACCCACGTAATAGAATAGAAATAATATTTCTTTTTCTTAATTATTACATGACGGTATTTGGATTTCTTCAGTCTTCTCATGGATTCTGTATACCCCAGGTTTTATAATTTATAAAATAAAAATAAAAAACACGCGCGCGACCCCTTATTTCGTTGGTATTACTAGCTTTTTTAACAATTGTACCAATTGTACCTGATTGTACCAAGGGGTATAGGTACAAAAATGAACGAATAAGCATTGGTATTACTAGCTTTTTTAATTTGTACCAATTGTACCAGGGTTTAAAAAAAATAAAAAAAATTTTTTTATTTTTATAGAATAAAGTGTATACAATAGGGTTTATGGCTAAATTATACTGGAATTTCCTATATTTTTTGACCATTTTTTGTATCCTGACCCTCTTTTTGTTTTGGTACA